TGACCAGAAAACTGGTAGAATGCATGAGGTCAAAGAAGAGGGATTGTAAATGAGATGCATAGCGTGTAATAAGAATTTATCGGACTTTGAGTCAACACGGAAATCCGCCACCAGCGGAGAGTATTTAGATTTGTGCAATGATTGCTACTTTTACACGGCTGATGACATTGCTACCATTGACAGAGATGATCTGCGTACTGAGGCAGACACAACACTGGAGAGCCAAGAATATGAGCAAGATTGGAACCTGGGTAATGACGATTCAAGAGAGTAAGGCTGACCTGAGCAGGCTAAACCCTTACGATAAACACAGCAACAAAAACAACGCAGCGAGGCAGTATTATGTTGATTACGCTGGACATAGAAACAAACACCAGCCACGACACTATCTGGATAGTAGTGACTCAGGACGTTGAGACTGGTGAGATGCTGGAGCATTACTCTGCTGAGTCTCTGGAGCCTCTGCTACGTGCCTCAGAATGCGTTATTGGTCACAATATCATAGGCTTTGATGCTCCGGTGCTGGAGAAGCAGTGGTCGCTGAAGATACCTAATGAGAAGCTGAAGGATACGCTAGTGCTGAGTAGGCTCTGGAATCCTTCTCTTGAGGGTGGACATAGCCTAGACTCTTGGGGCAAACGCTTTGGAGACCACAAGATAGACTTCCATGATTATGACGCTGGGCTGTCGGATGAGATGGTGGAGTATTGTAGGCAGGACGTAGCATTAACTACAAGGCTGTACAAGCACTTAATTAATACGCTGAATAGAGAGGAATTTAAACCGCAATGCGTAGATTTAGAAAAGAAGGTGTACATCATTACGGTGGAGCAGGAGCGAAACGGATTCATGCTAGACGTAGAAGCAGCTACTACGCTATGGCAAGACATAACTTACAAGATGAGGACGATAACAGCGGAGCTTCAGAAGGTGTTTCCACCCATAGTGGAGGAGAGGTGGTCAGAGAAGACCGGGAAGAGACTGAAGGACAAGGTGACTGAGTTTAATGTTGGCTCACGTAAGCAGATTGCAGAAAGGTTGCAAGAGGCTGGCGTTAAGTTTAAACAGAAGACTGAGAAGGGCGCTATCATTGTTAATGAGAAGGTGCTGGAAGGTATTGACATCCCTGAAGCAAAGGCTATATACGACTACCTGCTACTACAGAAGAGAGCAGCACAGATAGACTCTTGGCTGACTCACGAGAAGGAAGGCAGGGTACACGGCAGGGTTATCACCAACGGAGCTGTGACAGGACGTATGACGCACCATAGCCCTAACATGGCTCAGATTCCGTCTGTGACTGCACCGTATGGCAGAGAGTGTAGATCATTCTGGTGTGTGCCGGAGGGTTACAAGTTAGTAGGCTGTGATGCCAGTGGACTAGAGTTACGTATGCTTGCACACTACATGCGAGATGATAACTACACTAACGAGATACTCAGCGGTGACATCCACACAGCTAATATGAAGGCAGCAGGACTCACTGACCGCGACAAAGCCAAGACCTTTATCTACGCCTTCCTGTACGGTGCAGGGCCAGCTAAGGTAGGACAGATAGTAGGCGGTGGCTTTAAAGAAGGACAGCAGCTAACAGATTCCTTCCTACGTAACACACCAGCACTAGCTAGGCTACGAGAGCGTGTATTGAAGTTTGCTAGAGGTGGCACACTTCCGGGTCTGGACGGTAGACGCTTGCGGGTTAGGTCAGAACACGCAGCACTTAACACGCTACTACAGGGTGCAGGCGCTATAGTAATGAAACAGGCTCTGGTGTTTATGTCAGAGTCTTTAAAGAAGTACGACATACCACACAAACTAGTCGCTAACGTGCATGACGAGTTTCAGATAGAAGTACCAGAGAATTTTGCTGATGTAGTAGGCAAAGCAGCAGTACGAGCCATCAGGAATGCAGGAACGGAATTAGACCTGCGCTGCCCTCTTGATGCTGAATACAAAGTAGGGAATAACTGGGCAGAGACGCATTGACAAAGCCATACAAAATATGGTATAATATAGACAGATCAGTTGTGATCTAAAACAACCTAGAGGTAATAAAGATGAGTGAAGCAAAACCAGTAACAGTAAACGCAGACATAATGTGGGCCAGCCTGCAAGAAGTAAACAAAATGTCTGGTAAGTTCCAAGTAGACCTGTGCCAGCTATCCAAAGCAGCAGTAGAAGCTCTGGAGATGATGGGTCTTAGTGTACGCAACAAAGAAGGTCAGGGAGACTTTGTAACTGTGAAGTCTAAGTTCCCTATCCGCATCTATGACACTGACAGTAACGAGATTACAGGCATCCTAGTGGGTAACGGCTCTAAAGGTAAGGCTGTGCTTTCTTACTACGATTGGAAGTCACCAGCAGGGCAGGCAGGACGCAGCCCAGAAATGTACAAGCTGGTAGTCACTGACTTGATCCCCTACGGAAACAAAGAAGAACACGTAGAAGTAGATATGGATGAAGCCTTGTGATATTAATTGATGCAGACATACTGGTCTATCGCATAGGCTGGTCTTGTAATAGCGAATCTAAGAAGACTGCCGTCAGCACCATTGACGGCTTTATCTCTGACATTCTGTTACAGCTCAACGTAGACGAAGAAGAAGACGAGTATGTTCTGTATCTCACTGGCAAAGGAAACTTCCGCAAGGAATATGCCGTTACTGCTGAGTACAAAGGAAATCGTAAAAATAAGGAGAAGCCAGTGCATATACAGGCGTTGCGCCAACACCTTATTGACAAGTGGGCTGCTGTAGTTACTGAAGGAGAAGAGGCAGATGATGCCATAGCTATAGCAGGAACACTACACGGTGATAAAGCCATCATGGTCTCTTTAGACAAGGACTTTGACCAGATACCGGGCTGGCATTATAACTTTGTTAAGCACAGTAAGTATTATGTTAAGCCAGAGGAAGGCTTACGTTTCTTCTACCGCCAGATACTGATGGGTGACAGGATTGATAACATCATGGGCATCAAAGGTATTGGTGAGAAGAAGTCAGAGAAGATTTTAAAGGACTGTACTACTGAGCAGGAATTCTACGATAAGTGCGTAGAGATGTACGAGGGTGACGAAGACAGAGTGATAGAGAATGGTAGGATGCTCTGGCTGCGTAGGTACGAAGGTGAGATATGGGAGTTTAAAAATGACTAACAGAGTAGGCGAGTATAGTATACATTACACTGACGAAGCAGATACTTTAATAATACAAGATGCTTTAGATACTTTAAAGTCTCTAGGTAAAACCAAAGTGTATCCGTATGGGAAAGGACAAGTTTGTTTTCACCATAAAGGAGATTATTTCTTTATTTCCCCATATAGCTTTAAGTGGTCTCCTAGACACAGAGCCAATGAAAAGTGGAGAAAACCTAAAGATTTAAGCATAAAAGGATGCTTTGAAGATATAGACGGATGGTGTGAGTACAAAAAAAGGAAGAGACTTGAAGACAAGAAATAACGGAAGATGGACAGAAGCTCGTTTCCGTTCCTTTATCGTCTCTGCACTCAGACAGGCTCACGCTAAGTGGGGTGTAAAGCATGATGTCAAGTCAGCGGCTAGGGTAGCTAGAGGGATGTACAAGTGTGCCAAGTGCGGCAAAGGCTCTCCAGCTACTCTACCACCGCTAGAAGGACGTAAGCGTAGGCGCAACAACGCAGCAGTAGATCACATAGACCCAGTAGTAGACCCAACAAAAGGCTTTATTGATTGGAACACCTACATTGAGAGGATGTTCATCGAAGCTCAGGGGTATCAAGTGCTGTGTCACAAGTGCCATACTGCTAAGACTAACGCAGAGCGTAAGAGGCGTAAGAAATGACTAAGCATTTAGTTATACCGGACACACAAGTTAAACCAGGAGATAAAGCAGAGCATCTACGCTGGGCTGGAGAGTACGCAGCAGAGAAGAAGCCTGACGTAATCATTTTCATTGGCGATCACTGGGACATGCCTAGCCTCAGTAGCTATGACGTAGGCAAGAAGTCTTTTGAAGGCAGGCGCTACATCAACGACATCAACGCAGGGATTAACGCTATGCGTAAGTTCCTAGAGCCTATACAGCGCGAACAAGACAGACTGAAGCGCAACAAGTGGAAGCAGTGGAACCCGCGTATGGTGTTTACTCTTGGTAATCACGAGCATCGTATCGAGAGGGCTATTGAGTCAGACCCAAAGCTAGATGGACTGTTGAAGTACGAAGACTTTATGTTAGAGGAGATGGGCTTTGAAGTTGTACCGTTTTTGGAGCCTGTTGTCATTGACGACATTGCCTACTGCCACTACTTTACTTCAGGCGTTCTTGGCAGGCCAGTTAGCTCTGCTAAACTAATGTTACAGAAGAAGTATATGAGCTGTGTGATGGGGCATGTACAAGACCGTGACATAGCCTATGCGCGTAAAGCAGATGGTACAAATCTATTAGGACTGTTCTCAGGTATCTACTACCAGCATGATGAGGACTACTTAACGCCACAGACTAACGGAAGCTGGGCAGGTATATGGATGTTGAACGAAGTATCTAACGGTGGTTGCGATGAGCTTCCAGTTAGCATAAACTATCTGAGAGATAAGTATGGAGACTAAGATGGCTCTCACTTACTACGACTTAATAGAGAATCTAAAGCAACTAGACGAACTAACAATCATAGAGATATTAAACATAACCTCAGATGAGTTAGTAGATGCGTTTAGTGAGAAAGCTAACGACAGACTAGAGCAACTTCAAGAGGAGTTTAGACATGAGACTGAATGACGCAACACCATCAGCTTGGGACAGAGCAACTAGAAAGACAGGACTAGAGGCTTGGATGAAGGCAGCACACGAGGAGGCTGAAGATATTATAGATGATGTCAACAAGCCACGACACTACAACACAGGCAACATAGAATGTATTGAAGCTATTGAAGAGTCTATGTCTAGTGTTGCATTCAAGGGCTACCTCAAGGGCAACTGCCTGAAGTACCTGTGGCGTTATGACTACAAAGGCAAGCAGGTAGAGGACTTGCAGAAGGCAGGCTGGTACTTGAATAAATTGACTAAGATGGTGACAGAGGAGAACAGCTAGTGGATCAGTATCAACAGTTTATACATAAGAGCCGCTACGCACGATGGCTACCTGAGCAGAAGCGTAGAGAGACATGGGCTGAGACAGTCAACCGCTATGTAGCCTTCTGGGTAGACCGTGGTCAGCTAGATCAAAAGACCAGTGCTAAGATGTTTGACGCTATACATAACATGGACGTTATGCCTAGTATGCGCTGCATGATGACAGCAGGGGACGCACTGACTAAGGACAATGTAGCAGGGTTCAACTGTAGCTACCTAGCCATTGACTCACCACGTAGCTTTGACGAGCTGATGTACGTTCTAATGTGTGGTACAGGCGTAGGCTTCAGTGTTGAACGTAACTTCATCACCAAGCTACCTGTCATTGCAGAGACATTCCACAAGACTGACAGCGTGATTGTAGTAGCTGACAGCAAGATAGGCTGGGCCTCTGCATTCCGTGAGCTAATCGCTATGCTGTACGCTGGGAAGATACCTAAATGGGACATGGGTAAGGTACGTCCTTCCGGTGCTAGACTCAAGACCTTTGGTGGTCGTGCGTCAGGGCCAGAGCCTCTGGTGGATTTGTTTAACTTCTGTGTAGAGGTCTTCACTAAGGCAGCAGGACGCAAGCTGACATCTATTGAGTGTCACGATGTAGTATGTAAGATAGCTGACATTGTAGTGGTAGGTGGTGTACGTAGGTCTGCACTGATTAGCCTCTCTAACCTGTCTGACCCGCGTATGGCTAAGGCTAAGTCAGGTAACTGGTGGGAGCTAGAAGGGCAGCGTAGGCTTGCTAACAACAGCGTAGCGTACACTGAGAAGCCAGACTTTGAATCCTTCTTAGGCGAGATGCAGAACATGTACGAGTCTAAGGCAGGAGAGCGTGGTATCTTTAGTCGTATAGCAGCACAGAAGATTGCAGCACGTAACGGTAGGCGTGACCCTGAGCAGGACTTTGGTACTAACCCATGCTCTGAGATTATCCTACGTAGTAATCAGTTCTGTAACCTGTCAGAGATTGTAGTACGCCCTGATGATACACTGGCTACGCTAAAGAAGAAAGCAGAGATGGCTGCTATCATTGGTACACTACAGGCTACCCTGACAGACTTCCGTTACCTACGTAACTGCTGGAAGAAGAACACTGAGGAAGAGGCACTGTTGGGTGTCAGCATGACAGGTATTATGGATCACTACCTGCTGAGTAAAGGAGAGTCTAAAGATTTAGCCAAGTGGTTGGAGGAAGTACGTGACGTTACTATTGACACTAACAAAGCGTGGGCTGAGAAGCTGGGCATTAATCAGTCTGCGGCTATTACGTGTGTTAAGCCAAGCGGTACTGTATCTCAGCTTGTCGATTCTGCTTCTGGCATCCATCCTCGCTTCTCTAAGCATTACATTCGCAGAGTCCGTAGTGACAACAAAGACCCGCTTGCAATCTTCATGGGACAATCAGGAT